CTGATGGCATTAGTAAATACCGGCACACCCGTGCCACCTGTAAAAGCGGTATACGTCAACGTCAATCCAATCGGCAATTGTTCTCCGCCGATCGTACCGTAGTAACTATCTGACATCTGGATTTCATCACCCAACGTACCTTTAAACTTTGCCGTAAGTGTAACGACCCCCGCCGCAGCGATTGCCGTAACTGGCAAATTCGGATTAGCCATGATCGCCGTTTCGATAGACGTAGCAACAATAGCAACCGTATCCGTTGCTCCTACATAGACCGGCACAGTCTGTCCAGCGATGTAAAGATTGATCGTACCAGCTTGTGTCGGTGCAGTCGCAACCGTAATTGTACCTGTTGCTGCCGCTCCTGTTGGATCTGCAACCGGCAGACCCCACACTTCATTCGCCCAATTGTTTGCGAAGAACACTCTGAACATATTCGCCAGCATTGAACCTGCACCGAAGAAATGATCTGCGTCAGCTTGTGACGGGACCGCAATCGGTACATCAGGTGGTACGGTGCCAGTCGATAGCATCGAACCGACGAGCAATGACCGTCCTGGTGTCTGTCCTAAGCCAGCCATCGACGGATCTAATTCGACCCAGTAAAGTGGCATTCGCCAATTAGCCGGGATATTATTAAATGAGATAGGCATCATGCCTCTCCTTCTGGGTTGACGAACTTATTCAGCCTTACGCACGAACTTTGCCTTTTCGTGTTTTTCTTCTTTCTGCTCTGACTCTACTTTCGTTATATCGCCATCCGCGATACGACGATGAGTAAACGTATCGTCTGGCCAATCTACTGAACCTTGCGCGCGAAACTTGCCAGCCTTCGGATGTGCGAGCACTCGTCGCACGTCTTCATTCTTTGGATTTACTTGCATCTTCTTTCTCCTTCTCTGTAGGCAACAACCAATCCGCAACGACCTGCTGAACTTGTGTGGTATCATTATTCTTTGGATCTGGATAATTTGTAGTAAAGTGCACATGACTCAACACGTTATCCACAATCGGCGGGAAGTCAATCACTCCAAGATCACACAACAATGTAAAACGGCTTTCCGCAACCGGGATCGCATTATCTGCACCGGCTGAACCAAATTGATGCGTACGATTGCCGCGCGTATACCCCTGGATCTTTGCCTTAGGATTTAAGTACAACGTAGGATCAGTAAACAGCCGGTCCATCACCAGCGTCCAACCTTGATCTAACGTTAGCTCGGCTGCAGCTGCATCGTTGTTCTGTACAACGATGGAAAATCCATAGAGCGCAGAAGAATGAAAGCGCGGCTCACCCGCGTTCGAGTCACCTTCTGGTAACAGATCCTCGCTGATAAAATAAACCCCGAGGAACGGCACCAGCTCCGGTTGAATTTGTTCAGCCTTGTTAGTACCGAATTTAAACGTCGAGAAAAATGGCATCGTTTTTAAACGCGCCAGCATTTCATCGCGCACGATCATGGCATAACTGCTTGCGGTCATGGCTTGCTCTGCACGATATGTCGTAACGTTAACGTTGTTTCGCCACCGCCATTTGGCTGCGTATCGATCACCTCGAATTGCCCTTCAGCGGGTAAGCCTCCGGCAGTCGGGATATCGACCAAGTCACCTTGCAGTGGTAACGTCGTAAATTCCGCTTCACGAATATCCAGGATCACGCGCGTTTCAGAAATGATCGAACCGTCCAGCGCCGCAACCTCCATCGCTTCAATGTCCAGGATACCACGCGCGACGTAAGGTTGGCCAGACGATTGACTTGCCTTTGGTGTAAACGTAACAGGACGACCATACGTATCCTGGTTCTGCGCATAAACTTGTTCAGAGAAATTTACGACCATATTATTTATTCCTGAACATACGTTTAGCTGCTTTGCGTCCGCGCAACCGTGCTTGTCTGCGTAACCTGCGACGGCGTAACGTCCTGCGGCCAGTGGTCTTACCTTTATACTGCAGCTGCGTTGCGATGTATGGCAAGCGACCCGGTACCCACTTACCCGCAACGTCGCGCGGTTGCGATCGCCAATCATGCCGCCAATGATTATCCAACCAATCGTTACGCGACGTTGCCCAATTGCTGCGACCCCACGCCGTCTTGGCGCGCCAGTTACCGCGCTGTTTTTTACCTAAGAATTCTTTCCGCAAGCCGCTTAAGAAATTACTATCGACCCGCAATTCTCTCGGCATCAAATCGCTTATCGATAACGGCTTCGGTAACAAGTCAGAAAGATTAAGCGTCTTCGGCATCAAAATATTTGCCGCACCGCCTAGATTAAGTGGACCGAAACTTATTTGTTGTAAGAGAAACTCGCCACCCATACTCTCGAGTTTCTGCATTACCGCTTTCTCAAGTCCGCCACCGGTCACCAAAGCCGCAACCATCTTTGCGATCTGACCAGTGCCGAACCCTGCCGCCATCAGGCTGTCAACCTCGTATACCGTTGCAACAAATTGCGTGCAGCATTCTCGGCTGGCGACCCGCCACCCCCGCTAGAGCTCGACGACGATCCTCCCATCTTCGATGGATCGAAATACGAAATGCGACTTTCTTTATGCGAGATCTGTCGTACTGAAGCGTCGCCACGTTGACTAGCATAATACGCATCGCGCGTAAACAACAGCACCGCTTGTTTAATTGCCGGAGGGACTTCCTGCGGAATTGCGTAACCTCCTGCGTACGTGGCAACCACCGACTCCGCCCACAACGCACCACCAGTCAATGAAAGTTTACCAGACTCCGGATCAATGTCGAAACCAGTAACGTCACCGGCATCAGCAGTAATAGACACAACGTCAAGAGGCTGTACCGGATAACGTGAAAGATAAAGTTTCGTAATCGGCTGTTCAATCTCGCGGAAAGTTTCAACGACTGCCTCCTTAGGAAACACCCGACTGCACAACGTCTGGACTTCATCGGATGATCGCAGGATTATAAACTTCAGCAATTCGTCACTATCGCTACTCGATGGTGCGATCTTCAATGCAACCTTGGCTTCATAAAGCGTGATTAACGCTTTGTCCGGAGCTGGCTTTGTAACGATAATGCTGGAGTGCATTAAGCAGTCTCCTCTTGAAACTGCTCGAACAAATTACGCAACGAGATAACCGGACCACGTTCACCATCAGACATAATCGGCGCAACCTCGTACGTCTCACGATTAATTTCCCACGTAACAATTTCTAACGTGGCTCCGGCATCGCCTTTTAATCCACGTTCGCCTTGCGGTCCCGGCTTACCAGTCTTGCCAATGCCTGGACCCGATTTCCAACCGGGTCCAGGACAGATACCCGGATTGTCATGCTTAGCAACAAACCATTTTTGATCGAGCGTCACAACGTCCAACTCAGAATACTTTTCTTCAGGATCGAATGTTTCTCTGATCCGCAACGAGATACCATCTTCACCATCGCGGCCATCTTTACCGTTCGCTCCAGGTGAGGCAAGGCAGATCCAATCATTCGTTCCCGGGATTTTGCCGGTATCTTTCAACGCCTGATAAAGTCCACCACCATGTGTGACCACTTCACCTTCGTATTGAACCGAACCTTCTATCCATTGTTTTACTTTGGGTAGTTTGCCCGGTGCACCGTCGTTGCCGCGCTGGCCTTGTTCACCGCGTTCGCCTCGCGTCCCGTCAACGCCGTCTTTGCCTGTTGCACCAGTCGCGCCAGTTTCTCCCTGCGCTCCCTGCAACCCTTGCAATCCCTGCTCACCGCGTTCGCCAGCCAATCCTTGTAAGCCATCTTTACCATCCACACCATCTTTACCATCGCGGCCATCTCTGCCATCTTTCAATGTAATCATCTTATCTGTGATAATTTGGTCCCACTGTGTAATTCTACCAGTCACCGCGCCTTCAAGTAATTTCTGCAGACGTTCAAGTTGCAATTCCTTTTCCGCAAAGCGTCGTTCGATATCCGCAGCGAGTGCAGCAATCCTGAACGCTGCCTCTCGTTCAACACGTCCCGCAACCGCGCCTAATTCTGCCGCCAACAATTCAAATGGAGAGGTGGCGGTCATGCGAGGATCTAAAGAGGGAAGTGAGTTTGGATCTGTCAGCATCGGTTATGCCTTTGGGTTCACTTGGCTGCGGAGGTGGTTTATCCGCTGCCGGTGCTGGCGGTGGCGCACCCGGTGCTGGGGATGCTGGGATCTTACCCGCCGCGCTCAATGGAACGACCTGCTGCTGTACGCGCGGTTCGTCACCAAACTTGACTTGTTCCATATCAAACGCAGCACGCGCCTCGTTAGGAGAATGAATGCCGCCTTGAACCGATCGTACGTAACCCTCCACACGATCCTTAAACGCCGATCGTAAGAGCGCAGACGTATCGAATTCAAGGTACTCATCCGGGACACCATCAAGACTAAAAAAGCGTCCCATTGCTTCCTCGATGTGGCTTAGACAAAAACCAAGACCCATTGAAATCCACGTCTGCATCAAGGCTTCGGTTGATCCCATAGGACCACTACCCATGCCAAACATTTGTAACGGGATACGATACGCCAGCGCGATCCTCGCATCCGATATTTTCATAACGTCCGCGAGCTGCGAGTCAATTGAGTTAGTTGACAATTGAAACGGTTTTAATCCGGCTGACAAAATCGGCGTACCGCCAACCCCGACACCTTTGGATTGTTCGTCCCATTTCTGCCGGAGCATTTCCGTTTGATCTTTATCCAGCCGCAGATCGGTGGACAAAACGTGGCTCGGTCGAGCCTGGTTCATGTAAAATTTGATTTGTTGGTTTGCGATCGCATCGGTTAAAGCCATGTCGCGCAGGATTGCCAGCAGCGGAGACATCCCGCGCAACATGTACGGTTCCTGGTTCATCCGGATATGCAGAACGTCGCGTGCGGGTACTAACTCCATTTCTGGTAGCATGCGATCGATAACAGGATTGCCACCAAGTCCGTAAAAGACTTCGCCGTCTTCCGCAACGTACGGCATGCATTGACTCGGTTCCATCAAATGCAGCGAGTCAATCTCGTAGCGGCTATTACGTAGCGCCAGCGCATACGTATTACCATCCGCGTAGAGCGAGCGAACAGCGTTCAACATGAAATCAGAAATAGTTTGATAATCATTTGGGTAACGCAAGAACCGCGCCAAGTCTGAAGTCATAACTCTGTCGCGGCCACCTTTGTCATCGGATAGCCAATGATCGCCTGGACACATCGCAGTAGTCTGACTATAAGAATTAATGCAAGCATCAACCATCGCCGATGGAGAAAATCTTTGAATGCTACCGCCGTTCTGCCACCAATTATCAGAACTGTCAGCCGGTAGCCACCCGCCACTAACCGGCAAGATCCACGGTCCAGGACGGTAGTTTCCCTCTGCCGCTTTTGTAATGGCACGACCGACCCGCGCGACAATATCTTTGAGCGCCATGATACTTTCCTAAATGAAACGTG